CAATCAAGCTGGCCGGGATGATGGCACAATGAGCCGCAGAAGGATTCAACACAAGCTGGCATTAGCTGGAAGCGAAAGAATGCTGATCTGGTTAGGTCAAAACAGATTGAATCAAGCCGTTATTCCTGAGAAGCCTGAAGAAGAAGCTCCGCCACTCGCAATCTCATTTGAAGTTAAGCCGGCGGTGAATGAGGTTCAGACTACGAATGCTCGCCCTTAACGCTCCGCAGAATATATTTCTAAACGGCCTCAATACAAAATATCGATCGTATGTAGGCGGATTCGGATCTGGCAAAACTTTTATTGGTTGTCTGGATTTATTGATCTTCGCTGGCCAGCATCCAAAAATAAGGCAAGGCTACTTTGCGCCCACTTACCCCAGCATAAGAGACATTTTCTTTCCAACAATGGAAGAAGCTGGATATATGATGGGTTACGATGTTGTGACCAGAGAATCAAACAAAGAAGTACATCTATACAGAGGCCGCGCTTACTACGGAACAATAATTTGCCGATCAATGGATAACCCTGAATCCATTGTTGGTTTTAAGATTGCCAGAGCGCTTGTTGATGAAATTGATATATTGCCAGCCGACAAAGCAGATCGGGCGTGGAATAAGATTATAGCAAGGCTCAGGCTCAAGATTGATGGCATTGTTAATGGGATCGGTGTCACAACTACGCCAGAGGGCTTCAAATTCGTTTACCATAAATTCAAAGAAGATCCAACTGAATCATACTCAATGGTTCAGGCTTCAACGTATGAAAATGAAGAGTATTTGCCAGATGATTACATTTCCACATTAATTGAAACTTATACTGAAGAATTAGCAAACGCTTATATTCTTGGTCAATTCGTCAACTTAACTTCAGGTACAGTATTCAACAGATATAACCGCATTGAACACAGATCGCATGAATGGATACAGGAAAAAGAGCCGCTTAGGATCGGAATGGATTTCAATGTTACCTATATGAGTGCAGTTGTTTATGTTATGAGAAATCTGGAGTGGCACGCCGTTGAAGAATTATCTGGAATCTATGATACGCCAGCCATGATCAAAACAATCAAAGAAAAATATCCTGAACATCATATTCAAGTCTACCCAGATGCTTCAGGCGGAAGCCGCAAGACTGTTGATGCTTCAACTTCAGATATTGCATTGCTTGAGGCCGCTGGTTTTGTGGTATATGCTAACAAAAGCAATCCTTTGGTGAAGGATCGTGTAATTGCGACAAATCAAGCATTTGCTAAAGGGCTGCTTTACATCAATGATGAGAAGTGTCCTGAGTATGCAAGATGTATGGAACAGTTGGCATATGATAAGAATGGCGAGCCGGACAAGAAATCAAATATTGATCACTTGCCTGATGCTGGAACATATCCAATCGCCTACTCAATGCCTGTGGTGAAGCCTGTGGCTCAATTAGATGTAAAATTTGTGAGATAAAATATGCCAGTATCAAGCCAAAACTCAGAATATTCAAAAAACCTTTCAAAGTGGCAGTTAGTAAGAGACTGTAATGAGGGTTCAGATGCAATCAAATCACGAACAGGCGGCGCTAGTTCAGACCAAATAAAAGGCGAAGGCGGCACAGCCTATCTCCCAGCTCCAAATCCTACAGATGGATCAACTGAAAATAAGGCGAGGTATCGCGCATATCGAGATCGGGCAAACTTTGTGAATTTCACTGGCCACACGAAAGAAGGAATGGCTGGCCTCGTATTTAGAAAAGAAACTCAAGTTGAAACAGATCCATCAATTGAATATTTGATTAAAAATGCTAATGGTGGCGGCTTATCAACCGATCAGATGGTGAAAGATGTCGCTGGCGATGTTCTTTTAACTGGCCGATATGGTTTGCTAGTCGATTATCCTTCAGCTCCAGAAGGGCTTACAGAAGCTCAGGTGCAAGAATTAAACTTGAGAGCAAATATTCTGCCTTATCCGCCTGAATCAGTTATTAACTGGAGAACAACAGTTATTGGCGGAAAAACAACGCTTTCAATGGTTGTGCTTGTCGAGCCGACAGAAAAGGAAAACGAAGATTCATTTGAATGTGAAACAGTTGATTATCATCGTGTCTTATTGCTTGAAATGATTGATGGCAAGCTCACCTATATCCAAAAGATGTATGATGAGAATGATGAGGTGATTCTTTACTCGATGCCTGATTCAGAAGAAGCTATTGATTATATTATCCCGCGTGATTTCACTGGAAAGATCTGGCAAGAGATCCCTTTCACTTTTGTTGGTTCAATTAATAATGATCCGAAAGTGGATAAAGCGCCCTTATATGATATTGCTGAAGTGAATATTGCCCACTATCGAAACAGCGCTGACTTTGAAGAAAGCTCATTTCTAGTAGGGCAGCCAACTCCTGTGATCATGGGGTTGACTCAAGGCTGGGTTGATTCAAACATGAAGCATGGCATTCAATTAGGTTCACGCGCTGCAATCCTATTGCCTGAAACTGGAAGCGCTACATTGCTGCAAGCTGATTCAAATCAAATGCCTGAAAAAGGCATGGAGATGAAAGAGCAGCAAATGATTAAGATTGGAACACGGATCATTCAAGATCAAACAGGCAATGAAACGGCTGAAGCTGCAAAGATTCGTTTCACAGGTCAAAACTCAAAACTAGGCTCAATCATCAAGAATGTTGAGGGCGCGTTTATTCAATGCTATGAGTGGGCAAAGTTATTCATGGGTGGAACAAAAGAAACAACCGTGAATATTAATAAAGAATTTTACGATGCTTCAATCGATCCTCGGTTGCTTGTTGCTCATATTTAATTAATGGATCGCGGCGTTATTGCAACAAAAGATATGCGCGATTTAATGCGGAAGGCCAATCTGATTGATTCAAGCCGCACAGATGATGAGATTGATGATGAAGCTGAAGAAACAAGCCCAATCGAATGAAAAGGAGCTAATAAATGAAATGGTTATTTGGTCATAACGGTTTGATATGGTGCGTGTATGCAAGCTATAAATATGTTCACCCTGTAGGCATAAAAGATCATTTTGATTTTATTGTTGAATTGCCTTTTGCTGTTTATCGTTATATGAGATTAAGAGCGAAAGGATAAGTGAGCACAACTCAATATCTCACTGATGCAGCTACACGCCATCAGGTGTTTTTGCAAAGATATGGCGCGGGTCAATCTAAAGAAGCCCAAAAAACACTGAACCGGCTCAGGCGTGAAATAAATGCACGATTAGCGCAAGAGCCAACTGTGTTTCAGCGGAACAGGCTTCAGTCTGTATTGAATGATGTTAATCAACTCTCAAAGGATGCCTTTGGCCAGATAACGCGCGGCACAATTCACGGCGCTCAAAAACTCGCACCAGTTGAGGCTTCGACTTCTGTTTCATTATTTAATAAAGCAACAAATGTTGAGGCCGGATTCACTATGCCAGCCGAATCAGCTTTGATTCAGTCTGTTATGGGATCAGCGATGGCGGTCAACACAGGTTCAGCCATTACAATTGAAAATGCCCTTCGGCAATTTGGAACGCGCAAAACTGAGCAGATCATGAGAGCCATTTCTGACGGCGTTTCTCTGGGTGATACTACGTCAATGATCTCAAAGAAAGTTGGCCAGATGATCAGCACATTACAGCGCCGCCAATTGGATGCACTTGTGAAAACAATCACAAATCACACTTCATCAATCGCTAGAAAGACTGTCTATGATGCCAATAATGATATTCTGAAAGGGTATCAATGGGTAGCAACTCTGGATAACAGAACAACCATGATCTGCGGTTCGCGTGATGGTAAAGTTTTCCCTGTTACAGAAGGATCTCCAATGCCTCCTGCTCATTGGAATTGCCGATCAACTACCATTCCAAAAGTGAAGCCTGAGTTTGATATTGGCTCAGAGAAAGGTGGAAAACGCCCATCTGTGGGCGCTACTGGAGCAAAACAAGTTTCATCACGCACTTCATATGGTGGCTGGCTAAAGAAACAGCCAATTGAGTTTGTTGATGAAGCGCTGGGCGTTGAAAGATCCAGATTATTCAGAGCTGGAAAATTAACCATTGATAAATTCGTTGATCCTACAGGCCGTGTATATACGCTTGGAGAATTGCAGCGCATGAATCCGATTGCATTTATTGAAGGCACAGTGGGCGAAGCGGCTGTTCCTGTTAAGCCTAAGCCTAAGCCGAAGCCTAAACCTAAAAAGAAAAAAGGCTTTGTGCTTGGTGATGATGTCACTGTTATGGGTGATCGCGCAGCCTATGAAAGAGAATTAAACAACAATCATCCAGATATGATTGCCCTCGCTGCAAAATTGCCAAAGCCTAAAACAATCAGGCCGCCAATGGATAAGAAAGGGAAATTGAGATCTGATGGTGGCGGCGCGTTTTACAGATCTTCAGAGTCGCTTGTTGTGGCTACTGCTGAGAAGCGCGGCGGAAACGTGCTGCGCCATGAATATGGCCATCATCTCGATTACATGCTTTACCCTGAATATAGAGGGTTTTCAATTAGTCACACTGATGAAGCATTTTTGAAAGCCTATAATGATGATAGGAAGTTGTTGGGATTACATCGAAGCAAGACAAAATTTTAAGCAATGGAGAAATTCCAGAGGCGATTTTATGATCTTGAAAAAGTTGAGCTTAGTTCAGGGCGCTCATACACAAAAGCTGAAATCAAAGATATTAATACAACAGGAATATCTGACAACTTTGATTCTTTGACATTCGGCCAGTTTCAAGATAATTACGGCGGCTATGGACACGGCAAGGCATATTACAAGCATAAACCAATGAGATACAAAGAGATTTTTGCTAATTTTTATTACTTGAAAGGCTCTGATCAATGGGAAACAGCGAAAGAATTATTCCCTAATTTGACCAGAGAATTTGATCGTATTGTTAAGGAGGCACTCAATGAGTGATTTTGATTATAGTGAATTGGTTGATCTACATACTGAAAAGCTAGGCGTTGCTCCAGTGATAACTGGCATCAACTGGAATACTCCAGACAAGGTGATCGAAGGCATTGATGCCGCTATTGAATCAGGTGTTCCATATGTTGAGGATGAGCCGCCTGAAGGCGATGATCTTTGATTAGTTGTCAACCATATTCATATATGCTTAAATAATAATTAATCTTGTGGATTAACGGTCTGTGACCATAGAGGAATAAGAAAATGTTGAATATTAAATATCGTTTAATGAACGAAGCTGGCGCTGGTGAAGGTGGTGGCGAAGGCGGATCTGAAGTTACAGTTGAGCAGCTTCAAGCTCAGATGGAAGAAATTCAGAAAAGCAATGAAGCTCTGAAATCGAAAAATGAAGAATTGCTTGGCGAAACTAAAAAGGCGAAGGCCGTTAGACGTGAAGCAGAAGAAGCAGCTCGAAAGGCTGCTGAAGAAAAAGCCAAAGCAGATGGCGATCATGAGCAGCTTTACAAATCAAGTGAAGCGGCACGTATTAAACTGCAAGAAGAATTAACTGGCATGAAAGGCAATATTGCCAAAGAAAAAGTGAACAACAAGGCCATGAAACTAGCGACTGAGCTGGCTGATGGTGCAAATGCTGAATTATTAAGCACTTTTATCAGTAAGCGAATCGCTCACACTGATGAAGGGCTAAAGGTCACAGATGAAAACGGCCAATTGACTGTTTCCACAATGGATGATCTAAAAGCTATTTTCAAAAATGATCCGCGATATGCGGCGTTATTGAAAGGAAATCAATCCTCTGGCGGCGGTGCTTCTGGTGGCTCAAATAGCGGCGGCGCTGCAAAACAAAAAACTCGTGCTGAATTTGAGGCACTAGATCCAGCCGCTAGAATGAAATTTATTCGAGATGGCGGCCAAACTGTTGACTAATTAAAGGACATTTAAAATGGCTGAAAATACTATAACCGCAATCTTACCTGACATCTATGAAGCGTTAGATGTTGTTTCCCGTGAATTAACTGGCTTGATCCCAGCTGTAACACTGGCGGCAAGCGCTGAACGTGCTGCAAAAGATCAGAATATCCAAGTTGATATTGCCCCAGAAATTGCTGCTGGTGATATTACTCCGGCGATGGTTGTACCTGATCCAACTGGATTAACTTCAACCCCGACAACTATCACAATCTCAAAAGAGCGCGCTGCTTCATTTGGATTCAATGGCAACGATCAGAAAGGTTTGGATACTGTCGTTGGCTACATGAATCATCGTGCTGGCAAAATTGCTCAAGCGATTCGCACAATTACAAATGAAGTTGAAACGGATCTTGGTGCGCTTCAATCTACATTTGGCGGCGCTTATGGTACTGCTGGCACAACTCCATTTGGTACTGCAAACGATTATACCGATGCTTCAAATGTATTGCGCATGTTGAAAGATCGTGGCGGTGATGTTGATCCTCAGTTGGTTATTGACACTCTCGCGGGTGCTAACTTCTTAGGTAAGCAATCGGCTGTTAATTCAGCTGGTACTGATTCAATGCTCCGTCAAGGCGTATTACTGGATCTTGCTGGTATGCCATTGCGTGAATCGGCTGCTGTACTTCAAGGGGTTACTGCTGGTACTGGCGCAAGCGCGACAACTGATGCAACTGGTTATGCTGTAGGCGCTAAAACTATCACTCTGGCTTCTGCTGGTACTGGTACAATTATCGCTGGCGATTTGGTGAGCTTTGCAGGCGATCCTGATAAGTACATGGTTGCAACTGGTGATTCTAATGTTGCCGATGGCGGCACTATTGTTCTTGTTACTGGTCTGAAGGTAGCTATTCCAGCGGCGGCAACTGCCATCACTGTTTCAGCGGCTTCAACTCGTAGCATGTGTTTTGCCCGTTCTGCATTGGTGCTTGCAACTCGCGCTCCAGCTCGACCAGAAGAAGGCGATATGGCTGAAGATGCAATGGTCATTACTGATCCGCGCTCTGGTTTATCTCTTGAGTTTGCAATGTACAAAGGCTATCGCAAAGTTCGATACGAAGTATCGGCTGCATGGGGTGTTAAAAACATCAAGCCTGAACACACGGCGCTCTTATTAGGTTAAGAGCATCACAATTGCCTTCTCATTGAGAGGGCAATCTTGTTTGTTCATAAACCTACACGGGAGAAAAGAAATGCCAGTTAAAACTGTAAAAGTGAAACGCAAAGATCATCCGAATGATTTTGTTGTGATCAATGAATGCGATATGGCAAAAGATGATGAGCTTTTTGTTGAAAAACCTGCTGAAGCTCCAAAAGCATTGACTGTAAAACAACTTCAAAAAGAATTGAAAAAACTCAATGTTGAGTTTGATAAAAAAGCCGATCAGGAAACTTTGCAAAAGTTATTTGATGAGAATAAACCGGCTGAATAATGGCAAAAAATGGCTCTCATTTATCGGTGTCAAGCGATCAAGAGGGTGCAAACCCTCGGATCGTCACTGAAACTAATGGGCTGCCTATAAAATTACTTGATGGCAACAATAATCCATTAAGCTCCTATTACGATGCCTTAACAGATAAATATGTTCTGAATGTCCATGATGCTGATGTTCATAATCAAATAGTAAACAAATATTTACACATTCATTCTGGTGTTGCTACCACGCTGGCAGTTGCGACTATTGGTGATGGCGCAGAATATGAAATCACTGTTGCTGATGCTACTGGTTTCACTATTGGCGATTATATCCACGTCAACACAACCTCTGTTGAAACAACTCATCCACAAATCACAAATATTGTTGGCAATGTATTCACTTTAGATCGAAGGCTTGATAAAGCACATGCAATAGGCGATACAATCACGCTTGTTGCTCTTGATATGGCTGCTGTCGGCACAATGGCCAATCCGCTTGAGTATTGGACTGCGCCTGAAGCTGGAGAAGTGTGGCATATATGCCGGATACTCATCACAATGACACACGGCACAGCTGGCGATCTTGGTTTATTTGGTAATCTTAATCCATTAGCAAATGGTGTTCTGATTAGAGCAAAAGTAAGCGGCCAATATGGAACGCTAACAAATTGGAAAACTAATTCTGATATAAAAGCTGATATGTATGATGTTGATTTTGATACACGCTCAACAGGTGGCGGCACTTACGGCACATCAGGGCGCGGCTCATTCAATCGAGTTGGATCGGTGTTGCGATTAGATGGCGATCAAGGTGATCGGCTTGAGGTGTATATACAAGACAATCTTTCAGCATTAAACTTGTTTCAAATAAAAGCTCAAGGGCATCCAGAGGGATAGAAAATGGCAGTATTAGTGATTGAAGATGGCAGCGGAAAAGCAAATTCAAATTCCTATGTCACAGAAGCAGAATTGACAACGTATGCAACTGATCGCGGTGTCACATTAACGGCGGCTGATGATGCTGCAAAAGCAATCCTTTTGATTCAGGCAATGGATTATATTGAGTCGCTTAACTTTAAAGGTGATAAAGCAACCGAATCTCAGGCGCTCCAGTGGCCGCGTGTGGGCGTGATGATTGATGGGTATTATGTTGATTCAGATGAGATCCCTGAGCTGCTTAAACAAGCTCAGATGGAGAATGCCATTGGTATTGATTCGGGTGTCAATCCTTTGGCCAATGTTCCGCGTGAAACAATTAAGGAAAAAGTTGGGGATATTGAAGTTGAATATTCTTCAGGCGCTTTAAGTCAAACATATTTGAAAGCCGCTGAAACGAAAGCAGCGAAACTTGTGAAATCAAAAGGCTTTGCATATCGTGTCTGAATTTTACACAAATTTAAAAGCAACGGCTCTCAACTTACTAAAAGGCAAAGGCCAGCTTTTAACTCTAAGTCGTGAGGTTTCTAGTGGTTTCGATCCTGTTGCCGGTGAAAATACTTCATCAGTAAGTACATTTCAGGGTTATGGCGCTGCATTTAATTACAACAAAACTCAGATTGATGGCACGATCATTGAGTCTGGCGATATTCGTCTAATATTAGAGGCTACTGATACAGCTCCAGAATCAGGCGATGAGATAACAATTGACTCGATTATATATCGGGTAATGAGTGTTAAAGTTACCTCTCCCAGCGGTGTTCCCGTTATTTATGAGCTTCAATTGAGGAAATAATGAGCTTTAATAGCCAGATAAAGAGCTTTAATGATAAGACGCAAAAAGCAGCCAGCGCTGTTTTTCGTGGAACGGCTTTGTCTTTATTTGGGAAAATAGTCAAAAGAACGCCAGTGGGCAATCGTTCAACATGGAAAGGGAAAGCGTCGAAAGGTTATACTGGCGGCAGATTAAGGGCAAACTGGCAAGTGCAGATCAATACTCCGGCTGATGGTGAAGTTAACAAAGAAGATAAGAATGGCGGGAAAAGTATCGATAACGGAAACGCAAATATGGCTAGAGCCAAAATAGGTGATTCAATCTATATCACTAATAATTTGCCTTATGCTGATGTGATTGAGAACGGCAGAAGTGATCAAGCGCCATCTGGAATGGTGAAAGTGACCATTGCAGAATTTAAGAAAATTGTGGCAGATAAAGCGAGAAAAGAAAGAAAATGAGCATCTTTGTTGACATAAGCGCCGCCCTTGAAAGCCACTTGAATGATATGGTTGGGAAGCCTCCTGTCGCGTGGGAAAATTTTGAATATGAGCCGGAAATAGGGACGCTGTATATCAGGCCAACTTTAATTGCTGGCGATGTCAATCAGGCTTCTCTGGGTGATGCTGGTCAAGATATGAATATTGGAATATATCAAATTGATGTATTCTCAAAGGCGGGGCAAGGCAAAAAAGAAGCGCTTGAAATGGCTGATACAATAGCCGATCAATTCAAACGCGGAACGGATTTGACCTATAACGGGCGGAATGTAAGAATCAGATCAGTAAGTAGACAAGCGGCGATCAACAATGCTGATGGCTGGTATCAAATTATTCTTGAAATTAGCTATATTTCATATACAGAAGCGAGGACTTAACAAATGGCTAAAACAGCAACAGGCGCTCGTCACTCAATGGCCTATATTCCAGAAGTGACCTATGGAACAACTCCGGCAACTCCGACTTTTGATGATGTTCGTCATGTGTCAACTTCGCTGGGCTTGTCAAAAACAACATTTGAATCAACTGAATTGCGGGATGATCGACAAATCGCGCATTTCCGACACGGCAACAAATCTGTATCAGGTGATATTGGAATTGAATTGTCATATGGCAGTTTTGATGATTTCCTTGAAGCTGTGCTTTGTGGGACGTGGGCAACTGATACGCCTTCAGTTGGAACCGATCAGCTTCAAGTTGGAACAACTCGCCGCAGCTTCACTGTTGAGCGTAAGTTTGCGAATTTAACTGTTCCTGAATGGCACAGATACACTGGGGTTGAAATGAACACTTTCAATCTTTCAGTCGCTCCTGATGCAATGGTCACAGGCTCATTTGGCACGATTGCTCAAGATAGTTCAATTGGAACAGCTTAAATTGCTGGCGCAAGTTATAACGCAGCCTCAACAACTGAGCCATTTGATTCATTCAGCGGCACAATCACTGAAGGCGGTTCGGCAATTGGCGTTGTGCCTTCTCTTGAAATGACTCTCGAGAACGGCATCAACCCGCTGTTTGTTGTTGGTTCAGACGTGACTGAGGAGCCATCGATCGGAAAAAGCCGCGTGACAGGTACGCTTGGCGTATTTTTCCAGAGTAAAACATTGCTTGAGAAATTCATCAATGAAACAGCTTCAGCGCTGATCTTCACTTTAGTTGATCCGGTTGGCAATGAGTACAATTTCACTCTCCCAAATATCAAATACACAGGCGGTCAACCTGATGTTTCTGGTGAAGGTGAGGTAACAATCTCAATGCCTTTTACTGCTTTATATGACAGCACAGAAGGCTCAAATTTAACTATTGAACGTAACCCAATCTAAAAGGTAGAAATTAACCATGAATGTTGACGAACTCTATACTGTAGAGCGCCACAGCAAAGGTGCAAAAATGCAAGTTAATGATGAAAACGGCAAGCCACTTGATATGTTTTTAATCTTGGCTGGCGTTGATTCAAAGGCTTTCAGAAAAGCAAAGGCTGAAATGAGCCGTGAGATTTTAAAAGATCTTAAAGGTGATCATGAAGCATTGAGAGCTGAATCACTGGCCAAAGTGACTATTGGCTGGGAAGGCTTCAACTCTAAAGGGAAGCCGCTGGATTTCTCTAAGAAGCTGGCAAAACAGCTTTATATCAATGCGCCTTATGTCATGGATCAAGCTGATGGGTTTATTTTTAATCGCGTAAATTTTACCAAAAGTTAGCGAGTGAGATCTTAGAGTTTACTAAGTGGACAGCACACGCTAACGGATACCACAAAGAATCAAAAGTTAGACGAATAGACCAGTGGAAGCAGGTTCAAAAATCTTCAGGTTTTACGCCTGAAGAATTAGAGAATGAAGTTAAACTTCGGGAAGAATTGAAGTATTTATGGACTATATTCATAGAGCTTCGTGATGGTTGTGATAGTATTTCACATACTGATTTGAAACATTATCAAAGCAATACAGGGGCAAAACTTTCCTCATGGGAATGTTTGACCTTACTTGAGATCAATAGGACTTGGAATGTGAACAATGGCTGAAGATATTGCAAGACTAGGAATAAAGGTTGATTCTAAGGATAT